ACAAGTGGGCTGGTGAGGCAACAACTTTTCATTATAATCCTGAAGCTATTATGGAAATAGCAAAGATAGTAGATGATGTTCTTATTACCAAAGACAAAAAGTTTTTTCATATCCCTGAAATAACTGATAGAAGGTTAAACAATCAAATAGCAAAAATATTATTAAAATATGATGTTAAAGAGGCTATGAATGAATCTGTTGCATTATATGACTTCAATAGTAAATATTAGATTCAAGGAGATTAAGTAATGGAAATTATAGAATTGATACAAGGAGATTCAGGAGATATTTATGAATTTTCATCAAAACAAATAACTAATTTGCCTTCAAATTGGGAAGGTTCCTGGGTAGTTTCAGATACTCTTGGAGGAACTCCTATTTTGAAAGGGAACTTAACCAAGAACGAAAATATCTATAATTCTGATTCTCTAATAGGAGAAGATTTTAGAAAAACATATAAAATATTTGAATGTACAGGATTAGAAAAAGTTGTTTTCAATGACGATGTTATTTCCGGTACAAGCAATGAAATATGCACAGTAAGTGGCAGAATGTATCATGATAGCACAGATGCAGATGGAAATGCCATTGAAGTTCCTGAAGTAGGTAGATATATTACAATCACATTAAAAGGAGTTTTTGTTAATTTTTTAAGAGAAATGAGAATTAAAACAGATGCAGATGGAAATTTTGCTTATGATTTTAATATTGGTGCCACCATAAAAACACCAGCAGATTCATTTTTTATCTTCCAAATAATGCCATTACAATCTCAACAATTGACAGCCGGTACAACATATATATTAAGTGTTGAGGTAAGAGAATTAGATGAAAATGGAGATCCAATTTTTAGAAGAGAAGTTTTAACTGCTAAGTTAAAAATGTTACAACAAGGTGTTTTTTAATTTATAAATAATAGTATATAAGAGGTTTTTATAGGATAACTACATGAAAAATAATCAAAAGACAAAGTATGTCTGTATATAGCAACTCACAACAAAACAGGACTTAAATATTTTGGCAAAACGACTACATATTTTACCCGAGAAGATTTGCAAAAATATTACCACGGGTCAGGAGCTTATTGCTAAATCACCTAAGAGTTCATGGAGATGATGTCACTATGAAAGTGTATGGTATATAATTCGGATGAAGTTGAAGAAATGGCATTGAAATTTAGTGAAGAAAATAATATAGTAGAATTAAAAGAATATGCTAATTTAATTTCTGAAAATGGTTTAGATGGATGGACAAAAGGAATGACACACTCTCAAGAAGTGAAAGAAAAAATGAAGATAAAAGCAAAAAACAGAGACGAATTTAGTGAGAATAGAATAAAAGGTAGAATATCAAGAAGAATTTGAGCATTTCTTTGACTGGACATAAGGTCACTGAGATTACAAAGAAAAAACTAAGTGAATATATGACAGGTAGGAAAAGAGGAAAATATAACATGAAGAATAAACCAAGAAAGGTACAAGAAATAGTTACTTGTCCTCACTGTAATAAAGAAGGGAAAACTTCTGGTATGAAAAGGTACCATTTTGATAATTGCAATTATAAATAATATAAAAGGGGTATTAGAATAATGAAAAGTTTTAGAGAAATGATAGAAGGTAAGACGCGAGACTATGAAAATGAGGACAAAGATTGGACAAAGCAAGACTTAATTGAGCTTATACAAGAACAAGACCTAGATGACGATGACATAGTAGAAATAACTGAATTAGTTATGGAAATAGTAGAATATGATGATTTTGATGAAGATTTAGTAGAAAGAATGTCTAATAAGGCCAAAAAAGATGCCACTAAGGAAAGAAGAAAACCTGCATTCAAAAGGGCAATGAAGAAAAAACTAAAATGTCAGAGAAAATTTGCAGAAAAAATCAAAAAATCAAAAAAATCAGACACTCCTATGGTTTGTAATGTTAAAGGAAAACTTGTCAAAGGAATGAATAGAGCAGAGAGAAGAAAATTGGCTAAGAGCAGAAAGAGTAATAAAAATAAAATTATTAATTAAGGATAAAATTTGGATACAAAAGCATTAGCTGGAACGAATAAAATATTCGGTGAATTAGATGAACAATATAATAATCTGATCAAAAAAATAAGAGAAAAAAATATTGAGATAAAAACTTTAAAAGATATTGAGAGAGTTGAGGTTTATATTTCTTCAACCCTCAAAACTTCAATTTCTCTTGTCAAATCATCAGGCTTTGATAAATTTATTATAGATGAAATGGAAAAAGCAGTTGTTAAGGAATTGGTGGGTAGATTCTCTGAAAGGTATGCACTAGACCCTTTAATGGTTGTTAATGAATTAGATGGGAATGTAAGGGATTTATTCAAAAAAGCAATAAAACATAATATCTAAGGCTGTCTTAAGGACTTTCTTATTATAATTATAATAAGAAAAACATAAAGGATAATCTTTGAATAACTCAATTACTTTTGTTGACCTTGACGAAACATTATTTTTCACAAAAGCAAAAATAATCATAAAAGATGAAAATGGTAATATATCACGAAAATTAACAAATCAAGAATATAATACATATATAGCATCTCCAGGAGAAGTTTTTGACTTCTCTGAATTTCTAGACACTGATATTTTCGTAAACACATCCGTTCCAAATGCTCCAATGATAAAAATACTACAAAAACTCTTCGAAAACACAAAAACCACAAATTCAGAGGTTTATCTGCTAACAGCAAGACAAGACTTTGACGACAAAGATAAATTTCTTGAATTCTTAGTAAAACATGGCATTGAAGCTGGGCACAAAGATGACCAAAAAGTTCATGTTATTAGAGCTGGAAACCTCCCAGGATTAGATAATGCATCAAAAAAATATCATATTATCAAAAAAATGTTAATAGACAATACTCAGTTCAAAAAAGTAAGACTATATGACGATTCAAGAGGTAATATTGATGCTTTTTTAGAGTTAATTTTGGATTATCCCGAAATATCATTTGACGCATTCTATATAAACAATGGAAGTATAGAATTAATAAAATAAAGGACATATTATGTGCTATATGGAAATTTTAATGGAGTAATTTAATATTCCTCTAAGTATATTATATTATAATTATAGCAATAAAAGAACAAAAGGATTCAAAATGAGTAAAATAATTAATGGCTTACTAATAAACCGGGTTCCAATGAAAAAACACTTTAATAAAGATGAGTATACATCAGAGTATAATAATATAATTTCTGAATATGAATTTTTGTATCTTGAGGATGACTGTCCTTATTATCCATCTGCTTGTGTTGAGATAAAATTTAATAAAAAAAAAGGGGGGGGCAAAGATAAGAAACAAATCTATACCTTTTCAGGACCATCAGCAATAGGAAAATCATTTATTGCTAACAGTTTGTTTAACAAAATTAGATGTATCATATGATATGATATTATTGTTATTGGGAATAAGTATGATTATAGAGTGCAAGAAACAACAGAATATTTTGCAGGACAAAATGTAGAGTTTATTTTAGTGGGATATAAAAAGATTAATGAAGATAACACACAGATAACACAAATACTAAAAACAAGGAAGGTATATGTTAAAAGATTATATTTTAGGCACAGAAATAGCGAAAAAAGGAAATTTCCATCAGGCAAACATTAGTATGCTTTTATCGGATTTTGGGTTGATTGAGGGTGATGATTATCTAAAATATGGTGGTATTGTACTTATAAACAGAAAAAGTTTATTATTGCCTAATTATATTAAAGAGGTTATTAAAAATAATGAATTCACGGACCTATCAAATTATCTTCCAAAAGTATATTTTATGGATATTCTTGAAAATCAAACATCTAATATTAAAGATAAATTTAATGAGGTAACAATTAGTTCAAAGAAATTTGTTCAGATTGATGAAGGGTTGCAGGAGCTTTTTAAAAATGATAACCTTATCAAAACTACAGTAGATAATTCAGAATTATCTGAATTGGTAGCAGGCGGATATATTAAGGGAAGTATAAAGTTATCAAATAAAAAATCATTAGTGTGGTATTAGGAGCAATAAAATGACAAAATGGAATGATTACTCGCAATATAAATGTGAATGTGGAAAGCCTTCGGCAAGGGGGTCAGTTAATTCTAAAAGAAAAGATGGGACGTACCCTCCAAGGGTATCATGTTTAACAGGAAAACCAGTGTGTGCCAAATGTTTTAATGATGACATTGCTAAGAAAAATAGTAAATATGACTCATATACTCAAATGCAGAATAGTAAGACATACAGAGGCAAAAAATATGACATTCCCTATTGTCAAAATAAAGATGGGAGATTAGGTTTTAGTTGTGGTATGAAGGAAGATTACTTTGATGGCTCATATGATACAATCAAAGTTCTTGAAGTGGACCATATTGATGGTAATCCTGCAAATTGTCATGATGATAATCTCATGGTTTTATGTCCTACCTGTCATAAAATAAAAACCTGGAGAAATAATGATGGAGCTTCTGCTGGACGAAAGGCAAAAGGCATTTCTAAACCAGGAATTAGAACATTTTAAAAAAAATATAAATAATATCACAAATACACTGAATATGATAAATATACAACTACATTTGATATGCCTGTACAGGCATATCAATCCTCAAAAATCTAATAATCCATTTCCATAAAATTAAGTAAATTTTATATATAATACTGTATATAAGGAGATATGATGATTAATGAAATGACTAAAGAATACATTCAAGAAAATCTATTGCGTTCTGATGGGAGATTGAATTCTCGTATTATCAATCAAATTAACATCTCAAAAGAGGAAATATACTGTATATATAATGATATGGATGTGCCTAAATGCAAGTCAAATGACTGCACCAATATTCCCAAATTCATAAGTTTCGATAAAGGATTTCATAAATTTTGTTCTACGAAGTGTTCTAATAATGATAAAGATAAAAAATTATTAGGAGTAAACAATACAGATTATGAACAAAATGGCAAGAAAATATCAAAATCTTTGAATGATAAAGATAACTGGGATGAAGTAACAGAAAAAAGAAAATCAACAAATAGAAAAATATATGGGGTTGATTTTGCTGCACAAAGTTCAGAAGTTAAACAGAAAATTATGAATACAAACTTATCTCGTTATGGTTGTGAATATTCAGCGCAATCAGATGCCATGAAAGAAAAATCAAAGATAACAAAATTAAATAGATATGGTTATAAATATTACAATAATCCTGTGCAAATCAAAGAAAATGAAAGAAAAACAAAAATGTCATCTGGTTTTTGGATAAAAGACGAAGATAGGGGAGATTTTGATAGATATTCAAAATTGGTTAGGAGTCTTAGTGAAAAGAATTACAAAAATTGCAGTGATATTATAAACCCATATAATCTAATTAGGTCATACGGTGATTATCATCTTGATCATAAAATTAGTGTTTTTGAAGGATTTACGAAAAATATTCCTATTTTTATAATTGCTTCAAAGGAAAATTTACAAATGCTTCCTTGCAAGGAAAATTTACTAAAGTCAAAAAGAAGCATTTACGATATTGATAAAATAATATCGGAATTTTATAAAAATTAAGTAAATTTTCTCTATAATTAGGGCAAGAAAACAAACATGGAGCAACAACATTTAACCTCCACAAAAAAGATATGAAATTAAAACACACGTTAAAATACGTTAGGAGAAAAAAAATATGGCAGGATTAGATTTTAGTAATGGAAGCATGGACTGGGGTTCATTAGAGAAAAACTTAGGTGCAAATGTAAACACAGGCGGAAAGAAAAATTACGAAGATGATAGATTTTGGAAATTGAGTCGGGACGAGAACGATAATGGCGGAGCGATTATTAGATTACTTCCAGACCCAAATGGTACACCCTTCATTCAAAGGTATAATCATGCATTTCAATCATTTGACAATGTAAATAAGAAAAAAAGATGGTATATTAACATTTCACCAGAAACAATCGGAGAGTCTTGTCCAGTATCAGAACTTTGGTCAGCACTATATAATATAGGCACCGAAGAAGGCAAAAAAGAGGCCAAGAAATTTAGTAGAAAAATTAAATTTATGACAAATATCAAGGTTATTAAAGACCCTGCGAATCCTCAAAATGAAGGCAAAATTTTCTTATGGGAATTCGGGACAAAACTAAAAGATAAGTTTATGGCTGCACTTCAACCATCAGAATCAGAAATTGCAATGGGTGAAGAACCTAAACAATTATTCAATCCTTTAACAGGTTGTAATATTAAACTTAAAATTACTAAAGTAGCGGGTTTCTTAAACTACGATGCCACAGAAATTATGGCAACAAGTTCAATTTATTCAGATACAGAAGAGGCAAAAGCTGATATTATTGAAAATGCTTATAAACTTGATGAATTCATGAAACCAGAAGCTTTTGAGACTTATGAAGAGCTAAAAAGCAAAATGAAATATGTTCTTGAAGTATATCAACCAGAATTTGTTGATCCTATTCAATTCAAAAACATTGTTTCAGGAATTGTTGGTACTGAAACAGCATCCCAAGGTGCACAGGCAACTCAACCGACACAAGAACCAGAGCAAGAACCAGAGCAAGAACCAGAGCAAGAAGCTGCAGCAGACTCAAGTTTAGACTTCTTAGATGACCTGTGATTTATCTATTGATGATTTTGTAACTTCTAAGGGAGTATTAAATTCTAATGCCCTTAGAAAGCAGAATATTAGTTCAAAAGAACTATATCTACATTTCTACGGAACAAAGAAATGTAGATTTTGTGATAATGAAGCAAAATTTATCTCTTTTTTTAAGGGTTTTTCTGAAATTTGTACAACCAAAGAATGTTCAAATGAACTAAGAAAACAAACCAATTTAGAAAAATATGGTTGCGAGTTTCCAACACAAAATAAAGATGTAAAAAATAAAATCTCAGGAAATTCTGTATCCTATAAAAAAGAAGTTCAAGAGAAAAGAAAACAAACCAATTTAGAAAAATATGGTTATATAAGTCCTTTTAAAAATAATTCTGTTCAGGAAAAAATAAAACAAACCAATTTAGAAAAATATGGTTGTGAATATCAACTTCAAAGAAAAGAAGTTCATATTCAATCAAAAGAAACAAAATTAAAAAAATATAAGGACCCCAATTTCAATAATCCTTCCAAAACAAAACAAACCAATTTAGAAAAATATGGAGTAGAACACTTAACACAATTAAATCAGAAAAATATGGAATTATTCAACAAAGAGTATTTAATGGATAATTTTTTGATACAAGGGAAACTTGATTTTTACTCTATTGTATATTTTTTCAACATTTCTGAATCTTTTTGTAGAAAGGAATTAAAAAAATTAAATATACATAATGATTTTGTTCTGTCGAAATCATCAATAGAAACAAAAATTAATGATATTTTTGGCAAAATATTTAATAGGGGCGATAGAACTCTTATAAAACCTTTAGAAATAGACTTATTGAATGAAGAACACAAATTTGGTATAGAATATGATGGTCTTATGTGGCATTCCATAGGAATGTCTGAGCATAGTATGTTCAATAATTATTTAGAAGAAAATAGTATTAAACTAAAACATCTAAATAAAACTGATCTTATGGAAGATAAAGGATATCAGTTATTTCATATTTTTGAAAATGAATGGTTAGATAAAAATAAAAAAAGTATATGGATTTCTATTATTAAAGATAAATTAAATAAAAATAAAAAAATAGGTGCAAGAAAATGTATTATAAAAGAAGTTCCTACTAAAGAAGCAAGAAAATTTATAGATGAAAATCACCTTCAGGGGTATACCAATGCCAGTATAAAAATAGGATTGTATTATAAAGATGAACTTTTATCTATAATGACATTTGGTAAGTCTAGGTATAATAAAAATATAGAATATGAACTTATAAGGTTTTGCACTAAAAGGGAATATACAGTGCAAGGCGGAGGCTCTAGGCTTCTCAAATATTTTGAAACTCAATATAAACCAAAAAGTCTTATATCTTATGCAAACAGAAGATGGTCTAAGGGGAATTTTTATGAAAAAACAGGATTTGAATTCAAACACATAACAAAACCAAATTATTTTTATTTCGAAGTTAGTAAGAACAGTTTATATAGTAGAAATGCATTTCAAAAACATAAATTGCAGAATTTATTAGAATCTTTTGATCCTAATATCACAGAGGCAGAAAATATGTACAATAACAAATATAGGAGAATCTATGATTCAGGAAATATTGTATATACAAAGGAGTATAAAATATGAAAAAATCAATAACAATAGTGGATTTTTCTCATTTAAATATGAGAAATCTATTTGTAGCGCTAGGTCAAGTAAAACCCAGAAAAAAAGATGGCTGTTTTATTACAGAAGATTTTATTCAATATCATAAATCATTACTGTTTAACTCCTTACAATTCATTAAAAATAAATTTAAAAATGAGATAGTTCTTGCAATAGATGGACAAGATAACTGGAGAAAAAGGTTTTATAAGGATTATAAGGCAAATAGGTCTAAATCAGCTAGAAAAAATTAGAGATAATTTTCCATTTAAGGTAGTGTCTATCGATAAAGCAGAAGCAGATGATGTTGCTGGAACGATATCAATAAAATATGCCGATGATATGGATATAACATTGGTTACATCAGACCACGACTGGCTTCAAGTTCAGGCTCATGGAGACATTAGAGTTTGGGACCCTATCAAAAAAGAAGATCAGAGCCTTAGTGATTATGAGAAAGAGATTATAGAAACAGAGTTTGGTGCCATATCAAGATTTACAATAATCCACGCATTAATAGGGGATAAAGGAGACAATGTCCCTACCATTACAGGGATGTCATTTTTCAGTGATGAATTTATCTCGTACTTAAAAGAAAACGATATTAACTCAGAATGTGTGAAGACAGTGACATCTATGGACATCTGGGATGAGTTAGTCGAAAAATATGATGTTTATGACATTGTAAAAAGCGGAAAGCGTAAGGGAGAGTTAAAAGGTACAAAAAATATCTTTAAGACTAAGCCATATGGAATAAAAAAAGCAGAGAAGCACTGTAAGACAAAAGAATGCTTAGAATCATTTTTATCTGAACATAATATGTATAAAGATAATTTTAAGAGAAATAAAGTTTTGGTAGATTTTAGAGAGGTGCCATCTGATGTTCAAGATGAAATTATTTTAGAATTTAATAAAACAGAGGTAAACTATAATCCTAATGGGATGTTAGAATATTTTATGGATGAAAAACTTAATTTGCATGTGAGCAATATTAATAAATTTTATAGTGGGAAATATGAAACTAAAAATACATCATCTTTAGATGATTTTCTTGATTTTTAGTTTCCTTTAAGGGCTAATTTGGTAAAGCTGAAGTTAGCCCACTCCTCAGTCTTATCTATGGTTATATTTATTAATGAAGCCAATCTTTCGGGATATTTATACCTATTTATCCTTGTTAAAGCATGCTCACTTAATTTTGTTTCTTTACTTGGTACAATTTTTTTATCCCCAAGTATAGCAAGAGAATTAGTTATTATGTAGTTACTTTCTTCTTGTGAGTTATTTTCTAATAATTTTTTGTATGATTCTATTACTGCTTTGTTATTGAACATAATAATCCTCCTATTTTTAAATTATTTATAAAGGCAAAAAATGGCACAATATTTAGATGAAATTGACAAAAAATACTGGATGATGGTTCATCCTTATGATACTGTAGGAAATGTTGGACCATCTGATATTTCTGTATGTTGTCCTATTTGTCATGAAGGTAAGTCCTGGCTAAGGAAACATAGACTTCACTTGTATGTTAAGCCAGATTATGATAATGCGGCAGTTAAGTGTTTTAATTGTGAATATTCAACAAATCTTTATGGTTACCTAAAAGAGAACCATCCCAATGAGTTTGTATTATATGTGAATGAAAAAAAGGGATCTGGTTTAAAAACTCTAAAAACTCTTTTTAAAAAGGAGGAAAGTGTTAAAAACGACACCGATATCAATATTTCTGTGGGTTTGGATTTCTCTAAAAAAGAGGAATACACTATATTAGATAATGAAGACGATGAGGCTCACGAGGAAAAAGCAATGAGCAAAGACGAAATTAATACCTTTTCCTGTGGATTAGATTTTGGGAGTCCAGATTCTGTAAAAGAACTTAAACAAGAAAAACCAAAATACCCAATAGAAGATGAAACAGGTCTGAAATTAATAAAGCCTTTACCATATTTCAGTGATATACCAGATGAGACAAAAGAATATCTAAATCAGAGGGGCTTGGAACCTCAAGAAGATTGGGAATATTCACCTAAAGGCAATGAAATAGTATTTAATGGAGCCAAGCAGGTTCTTTCAGAATATATTATTATTCCTTTAATCAAAGATGGATTATGGTATGGATTTCAAGCATTAGCATGGAAGCAAAAGAGGTTTTTTGTATATATGGTGACAGGAAATAGTGGATTTAAGGCGTGGAATTTTTATAATATAGATAAAGAAAAACCTGTATATATTACAGAATCTATATATGACTCAATGAGCTTATGTAAGGATAATGTTATAGCTCAGCTTGGTGCTCAATTGGGTGATAACTTATTAAAACAACTTAAAAAGCCAATATTTATATTGGATAATTTTAGGATTGATGAAACAGCCTATAGGGAAACATTGAAATATGCAGAGTTAGGTTATGATGTATTTATATGGCCTGAGAAAATACCAGAACATATAAAAGATTTCAATGATATAAAAAAAATAGGTGCCACCTGTTCTCAAATAAATAAATTAATAGACAATAATATTTACGGTGGAATGACAGCAGTATTAAAGTTAAAATTATTCAGAATTTGATATTTCTTCCACATAGTACCCATAAAGATGCTCAATATGTAATCTTTTTAATGATGCTTTAGATAATTTACTATATCCTTAAAGACTTTTCTTTTGACGTCCTTGTCAAAGCTGTTGATATTTCCTTTACATCTCTTAGCCACAAATGAGAGACAAACACGGTAATATTATTAATGTGTCATTGGAGGAGGTGGATAAATTAAGACAAAAAGCTTTGTTCATATGAATGCCAATAGAAGTAATCACTATAATATTATAACAAAGAAAAAAATATAAAGAATATTCCGAGAAAGTAAGTAGATATGATTATTTGGTATCATTAGCAAAAGACATAAAAAACAACAAAAAAGGAGGTGTTTAATGAAAATTGAGATAGGAAAATTATATGAATTAGCTGAACAATTTTATGGGAATATTGATAATACACCGAAAGATTGTATGTTAGTTCAAAATGAGGAGTTGCTTGATCTGCACAAGAAAAAGGATGATGTATATGAATTAAAATTGGATAATGGCGTTACAATATTACCAGCTTCTGAACATGTTATGTACACTGATGGTAATAAAGAAATTTATGTTAAGAATATTAAAAATGGTGACATTTTATTTAATGGAATAAAAGTTCTAAGTAATATAAAAAAATAAAAATAAAGAAAAAGTAAATGTTTATGATATTTCTGTTGATAATGAAACACATACATATATGTTAGGCAGAACGAAGCATCACAATACAGACTCAAAAAGAATTCAAAATCTTTTTCAGAACAATCTTAAATGGATGCCTTGGTGATATCCCAATCCCGAAAAGAAGTACAGGAAAAATCAAAAACATTAATTATCACAGAAGTTTATCGACGAGAAGACACTGGGACAATAAAATGCAAACTAAATGTTGCCAGAGGTAAAAGAGATTATGATAAAAGAGAAACTCTTAAAAGAAAAGCACAGGAAATGGATGTCAAAAGAGCAATAAAAGACTATTAATCTTCTTGATTTAATTTTGATTTAATATTAACATGTTATAATTATATTAACAAAAACATAAAGGTTACATAATGAAAACATTTAAGGAATTATCAAAAATCGAACAATCGAACAATTGAACTTAATAGAAACATTTGATGGTATTATCAATTCAGCTGATAAACTATATGAAGAGGCCTCAGAAATATTTGAAATTATTAAAAGAGAAGAGTTAAAAACAGAAATTTCTGAGGAAGGACTTTGAAATGTTATTAAATGATTGTTCCAAATATAGTGAGGCATTAAGTGAATTATTTTAAAGGATTATGATGTTTTATGAATGGAGTAGTAGGTATATTCAAAGAGAAAAGTATTTTAGGAATAAATATCAAATTCAAAAAGGCAATATTTTATATTATCCTTATATTAAAAATGATGAATTACATCTTCAAAAAGTTCAGGTTGAATGTATAGAATGGGATGATAATGCACCGGAATATAGATTTGAAAGCCCAAAAGCAATTTGTAATATTTCTAAAGTAAAATTTCTAGGTGGGAGAAAATGGTTGGAAGTTCCTTTATGGTTATGTTCAAAAGACAAGATGACTGCCAGAGGAATATTTGTGAAATATAGTAAATATTTAGAACAAATTAAAATTAGAAAGACAAAGGAAAGAAGGTTTCAAAATGATAACATTTGATATAAATTGTGAAAATTGTAAACATAGTTATGAAACAACTTGGGGTGATATTTGTGTATGTGATTTGGATAGTACAGACCAAATTGCTTTTATATGTTCATTATATAGAGGAGAAATTACAGAAAAATTAAAAGAAAGATGTTATAAAGAATTAAGTTTTCAATACAAAGATAAAGAAGGAAAGTAAATGAAGACATGTAAATTGATATTACCAATAGGCTTACCTGGTTCTGGAAAAACTTATTTTGGAGCACAAATGTGCAATAATTTTAGTTATAGACATTTTGATGCAGATTATTATTTTAAAAATGGCATAGGACTTGATGAGATTTTAGATAGAGTAAAAGAAGAACTCGAATATTATGAAGATGGGTTATATTTGGATGGACTATTCACTACCGAAAAGGTGATTAATAAAATACTTAATATACCAATAGAACTTAAAAAATTAAATATTGAAGTTATCTATTGGAGTGCTTTTGATAATGACAGGAAAAATTGCATTAAAAATGATAATTTAAGAAATAGAGATAAATCATCATACCAAACTATTATGAAATCTCCAGAACCATTTTGTCCATCTGAATATGATGATAGAATCTCCAAATTAACAATTTCTTGTTAAACCTATTTTATAAAGGTCATAAAGAGAAGTTAAATCTTATGATTATTTGGATATTTTAGTTGATAAAGCTGATGTTTATGATACTAGGTCAAGTGAATACACAACAGGAGGCACTTATGGCACTTGTTGGGATGAAGATGGCTCATCACAATGTTCCGTAGATTATGATGATTATGATTTATTGACTGAATATAGTTTCAGAAATATATTAAAACTATTTGATTTGGAGGTAGAAGAGCTGAGTGAAGAAACTATACAACAATGCAGAAATATTGTAAATAAACATAGTGATTCTGAATCAGACTATTATGGGGGCTGTAGGGAATTTGACTATTATGAGTATGATTTAAAAGATATGATTAGACATATTCTTAAGTATCAATTTGATATAATTAATTGTACTGAAGAAGAAATAATGGATAAAATCCCCGAAAGGTTCTTATGATAGTATACAAAATAAAAATAAGGAGTGAAATATGAATATATTAACAGAAATAAAAATAGACTTATCAAAAAATATAATATATGTAAAATCGGCATTTAAAAAATGTCCTAAATGTGGAACAAGGTCGTTAATTCCACATTTTCATCATATTAATAATGATAATATGTGGGAAGCACAATTTTTCTGTGAAAATTATCATATTATTGTTGATGGGACACGGAAATGATTACCAATACTCAAAAAATTTATTTTCTCCTCATATTACTTCTATTTGGCAATATGTTTATAGGTGCTTACTTTATGATGGATATTGTTTTTGTGTCAACAGGAGTAAATATAATATTAATAAGAAAAAAATATATTTAATACTTATGACTATTTCTGATAATGTTCTGTACTGGCCTCCAGATAAAAGTTCACGATGGCTCGCTTATTGTCAGTATTATATGATCAATAAAGGATACGCTACGGTTAATAGGAAAGAGAATATTCAAGGCCATTATTTCATGATGCTTATAAGAGGGCTAAGTTATAATATACCAAAAACAATAAAAATTTAAGTATTTTTTTAATATAATATTTTATGTAAAAAGAAAGGAAAAGTATGCTAAATTATATCACATTCAATTCAAATAAAGATTTTGTTCAATGGCAAAAGGAAAATGAGAACACTAATATTATTACTGCTTCACCTATTGTTAAAGATGCAGGATTGGGTGTTACAGAGAATGAAAAAACATCAGATGGAAAATTAGAAGTAAATATTGGCCTATTTGTTTTATATGCTACTAATTAGGTTTAAAATATGACAATAGAGACAAGATTTGAACCTAGGAATGAAGTTTGGTATTTCAAAGATTCAGTTCCAACTAAAACTGAAATAAAGAAGATATTTGTAGAGGTGATGAAATCACCAAAAGAAATCATATCAATATCTTATGCTGTTTTGAGAGACACATCTCTAATACTAGAAGATAAGTTATTTTTTAGTCAGATTGAGTTATATTCAAGTTTAGGAGATAATTAAAAAATAGATTTTAATTTTGGAACTTTTAGGGAGAATGGCAAAGATTTATTTGCCTATCAACTAAATGATATAGGAAATATTACCAAAATTATATATGAAAAAATAGATGAGCTTGTATTAAAAAATATGCTAGATGATATTTTATGATTTGCCCCTTAAAGCACAAAGAGAGGAGATTAATAGAAACAATGGAAGAAATTGAAAAAATTACATCTACGGTTGAAGATTTTATTTCTGAATGCCTTAGATTAGACTATGAATATGAAGATATTTTTACTTACTTAAAAACAAATCACAAAGGATAATTAATGAACAGTTAAACTAATTCCGCGTAAAGACCTTGTAGATGTAAACTTTGGTTTCTATTTAAAGCTAATTTGGACTGTCTAGATTTACCTAGATAATTAACTTTTGTCTTTTTATCGAGTAATTGGTGAATTTTTCTGACTTCATTTCTACTGATATTTTTGTATAATAATTTATTAGTATAAATGTTAAATATATTATAATGAGGTGATTTTTTAATCTTGGTTTTCGCCCCTGCTTTGGCTCCTTCAATAAAAGAAGTGCTATTTGAGCCATTAGGAAGTGTGATTTTTTCTTTTCTAGTAGAAGTCATTTTTAAACTATGTTTTTTCGCATTAGTCATAGAAATGCCATCATATATAATCAAAGTGTTCATATAATCAGATTGTTTTTTACTAAATTCTTTACCTGATGTATTAAAACCAAATGGTGTTTGATTAGACTGGTTCCAAAAACAGTCATTGTTTTTAACATCTAACTTTTGATGAAGGAAAGACTCAAATATATACATATCGTCTAAATTATTAAATATTTTAATAATTTTGACTTTATAATTAGATTTGTTTTCTTTAATTAAATGTTTTCTTTTAGACGAAGTACAATAAAACCAAAAATCGTCAAGTATGGTTTCTTTAACTTTAATTCTTGAGCCATAGTAATGTTCGCCTGTAGTAACGTCGGTAATCCTATAGGTATAATATACTCGCCCGTCAACTTGAAAATCAAATATAGATGATTTATTATTTAATAATATTTGATTTTTATATATAGTGTATCTCATTTTGTCCTCTTTTTAGGTAATTTTATTATATAATTATTTATAAGAACAAAAAACTACACGAAATTTATAAGGAATAAAAATGGAAAATGGAAAAAAGCAAGGTGACAAACAAATTAACTTTCAATCAACAGAACATACTTTGTTTAAAAAGAAAATTCAAGGTTTCGAAAAAGAAACAAAAAATGGTTTATTTAGAAAAATACCTGGATATGTGCAATATAGATTTTTTGTAAATGAAAGAATTAACTCAAATGGTGGTATGGTTAATGAGGGAGCACAATTTTATTCAATAATCAAAAATAAATTTAATGGAAGATGTACAACTATCCTTGATAATAAAGGATATTCAATGGGAGCCTTAGTATTTGCTATGGGTGATAAAAGAGTCGTTACTGAGAGAGCAGACTTGATGTTCCATGATTATTCGTCTGGATTAGGCGGGAAAGCAGGTGAAATACAAGCTTATAATGAACATTCTCAGAAATTTATTAGAAAATTTTTTAAAGAGATTTTATTAGACACCGGTTTTTTATCAAAGAAAGAATTTGATAATATGTTAATAGGCCAAGATTATTGGATGGATGCCGAAGAACTTTGTAGAAGAGGAATTGCTACTCATGTACTTGTAAATGGCAAAGAAATAAAAGCAAAAAAATATTTAAAACAAATAAAAAGGAAAAAATAATGAAAAGAATGACAATCAAAAAGGCTAATAAAATTATTAGTGAGTTAACAATAAAATTAATTAGCACAAATAAAGAGTTAGAAATAGATAGAATTGAAAGAAAGATTAATACCCTTAAAGATTTTATTTATTTTCAAAAAGAACTAAATGAAGGTAGTTGGTAATGACAATACTAAATGAAAATGATAAGTATATTATTAAAGAATTAACAGATGGTAGATTTCAAGTTATGAGATATTCAAATTCAGATTGTGCATATCAAACTATAACTGATATGCCGTCTTTAGAAAAAGCAAAAGAAAATGTAGAACATTTGAAAACAATGGCATGGGTTGATTAGAATGACTGAAAGACAAAAACCAGGAAGAATAACAGATACACATGTTTTCTTTTGGAATAGCATTTATTCGCAATGGTACACCACATATAATAATCAAGGAGGACAATTCATAGAAAATGGTATTGTCTATCCTAATGCAGAAAAATATATGATGATGGCAAAGGCAAAATTATTCAATGACACTGAAGTTTTTGATAAAATGTCAAAAACTGACAACCCAAGAATGGTTAAGGCTTTGGGTAGAGCGGTTAAAAATTTTTCTGAATCAGAATGGGATAAACATAAAATTAATATTGTTACTCAGGCTAATGTGTTAAAATTCTCCCAAAATAGTGATTTGACGAAAATCCTAAAAGAAC